GAATATCATAGTCAGCTTTATCGCCACTATCAAATGGATGTGTATCTCCAGCATCAGTGGTGTTAGAAAAACCTGCATCTACATCAGAGAACCTATCTATTAACGCTCTATCTTGAGTTGGGCATATAAATGTTTGACCTAGCTCTTCAGATGTACCTGTTGCGCCATACATTACTTCGACATTATTTTGATAAGGTATTATGTTGATAATTGCAATTAAGTCTGAAGTCCACAAAGTAAAAGTACGATCATACCCTGAAGCATTTTCTGAACCCCATGACCCACTGGCTTTAGTCGCATATGCACCACTGGAAGTTACATCACTGTTAGTATATATCCACTCAATATAATTTGAAGTATCTCTAGCTCCAGACCTTTTAAGTATCATGTAATATTTAGTAGCTTTAGTGAGTGCAACTTCAGATGCAAAAGTAAAGCGTGTCGCTGGTTTGACGTTTATACTGTTACTGACCGTTGAAGCTGCTACTGTATTGCTTGTTCCAAGTAAACTTCCAGTAAAACTACCTGAACGTATTTCAATTGTAAGATTATCTGCAGGTGAGCCTATGCGTATTAAAAATGTGTCAACGTATTTAACGCTATATCCGACTCCAGTACCTGAGTTGAAATTCAGACTTGTATCAACTTGAACTTCATACTCTATAGGACTTGCACCCAAGTCTGTGCCAGTAAATTCTAGTGTGGGTGTTGTTGTAGATAATTGTGCTGCGTTATCTGGCGAGTTCAACACTACTGTTGGAGGTAGATCTGCAGCAATCAAACAAAACGCTATAGCTCCCTTATACTCCGCTGTGTCAAGATACCCAAAGGCTCCTGCAGATGCAGTAGTCTGTTCATTTTGATTGTTTATTTGATGTGATATTGCTACGAAAGTTGCATCAGTACCATCACCTGTAGTTGTTCTGTTATCTAATTCAGTATTTACAAACTCTGGCTCATTTGAAATTGGAGTTAATACAGTTGCCCAAGCATTATCATCATCTATTAATGCATAAGATACCAGTAATCTATTCGACCCCGATAAAGGAGGGGCAGCAGCAGTACCAACAGCAGTAGTAAGAGCAGTTAGTGCATTTGTAGGCGTACCGTCATATGGAGTACCAGAAGTAACGCACCCGCGGTATGCATAAACAATACCAAAGGCGTCTGTAGTAGTCGCTGTTATTGTCGGTCCTGCTGTTCCAGCACCAGCTGCTCTTTTCCACCATGCAGCTATTGCAACATTACCAGAATAATTTTCTGTTACTAATGACCACCCACTAGTTGCTGTAGATAGTTGAGTATTACCAACATTCAACGCAATAGCTATTAGTATGTCATCAGTTTGATGTGTAGGAGGAGTTGGAGTAAAACTAGCAGCACCAGATACATCAGAAGCTATCGCACCAGCAGCAACAAAAGTTACAGCCATAGTATCATATCCTACAAGTTAGAGTAATAACTAGAATACCTGGCGTACCGCTGACATTAGAAATATCCACCCACAACCAAGATGCCTCAGCAAGACTATCATTAGCAAATGGTGTAGTTTTAGATGCACCATCAACATCAGCAACTTGATCGCTAGACAGTATATCAACGCCAGCTGACCCTATTGTTGCTCGCTCTTCAATATTAAAAGTAACTGACGTTGCTCCTGTTACATAACTATCAATACGTTCAACAGTATGAAACTCGTTCAACCTCGGTCCAGGAATACCACCCGTAGCTAGATTGCCAATTACAAATGTGTAGGTACGAGTATTGAGAGTTCGCTTGAGTGACCATCGTAGATCTACATAATCACTATCAGTATGTGATCTAGTTATGGTAGTCTGACCTACATATAACCTTACAGCCCATAATGGACTATTGCCTAGTGGGACAAGTGGAATATTTGCTGTAATTAGTAGAGCTTTCTCTGATACTGGTTCACCATCAGTACACACTACATCCCCAGCAGCGTTCACTGATATGAGTACATATAGTGCGTCAGTATCATAAGTTGGAATATGAGAGTTCAGGTCAACATCTTCAGTTCCAAACGACTCCCACGCCACATCTGCATCCATAGCCTGACGGAGCAGCTTACAAGTAAAGTTGTCATCGGGTGATGTATACAAGTACCAAGCCATGAACTGTTCAGGGTACACCAAAACTACATCAGTCCCAAGATTGCCGTATTCGTGTAGGAAGTGATGACTACCTACATTGGGATACAGTACAGAATAGACATCTCGAACCCTAGTTACTTGCAACCTACCATTTTCAGTTCCAATCATCGCCGCCAAATTAGCTATGTTAGGTGCACGACTGTTCCATACAATAAGAGTATTACCTGTAGTGTCTCGAACATATATGTACCCCGGACGGTTGAGTACATTTACTACCCCTGCCTCATCACCAATAAGTACAGGACGCTCATCGCTAATTAATGCATACTTAGCGAGTTTATTCTGTACTACTTTGCGACCATCAATGACTTTCATATTTCTGTTATCCAGTAGTTAGAAAGATATTGAAGTGGTCCACCAGAGTAGTTAGCAGCTGAGAAGTTGAATGTGCCATACCCGTCGAACGAACAAATCACAATACATCTCGAATTGGCATTTTCACCGAGATGCTGTTTCGAGTATTCATAGTTACCGTAGATGTTAGCCATCCCCTCGAATATGTCGTCGGGGAATGCCTGAAATATTGTATACCCACCTATTGATGTCCCACTCGGATGATGTGCTATAAACTCGACAGTTAGTGTACCTCTACACCTTCTACGGATATAAATGTAGTTTGAGTTGTAGTAAGTTAGAAACAGTCCCTTGTTATTTGTATGCAAGAATGGGTCTGCAAACTTCATGAACTGAAGATAACCTAGATGATTTATCGTATCTGACATCCACGTCTTACCCATCATGTACTCAGCACCACGAGATGTAGGAATATCAATACCGCCATCAGGGAGAGGAGGGATCTCTGGAAACTCAAAAGGTGGGGGTAGAGGATCGTCAGGATCGTCCGGTTTGGAAGGGATATCGCCTTTAATGGATGCAGTAACTACAGTTGTCTCAGGCTCGCCTTGAATACTGGTAGTGATGAAACTCGTCTTCTTATCATGCCTTAGGCTGATGTCTCTAACAAATACGCTATTACTAACCGTGACCTGCCGGGGGTTCATGTCAGTATTGGTTACAACATACAACTGCTGCTGAGGACATATATCAATCAGTCGCATGTTGGAAGCAAGCTCAATAGACATAGTAGGATATTGGTTGTTTCGTTGTGCTAATATGAGGCCTGCAAGCTCAGTACAATGAGTTTGATCGGCTATAACTAGCCGTTCAATCACTTCAGTCTTGCCGTGCCTCTTCATTGTATGACCATTGGCTAGGGCGACTACAGTATATCCCGTTACTCCGTTGAACCATACTCCAGACAGGTTGAGCTGACTAACTGCAGGCACAGCTCGACGTTCTAATACAATCTCGCCGACGCGGTCGTAGGCTTCTATAGTCATGATGTTAGTGTAGGCCCGATCCTCTAGGGGTATGTACTGACCATTAATCTCCGTAAACAGCCGACCATACTTATCGCAGCACGGCATGGCCAATACTTGGATCATCATCGACTTCGCCTGTTGCCATAACGATCCTACACTAGAGGATTCCATAGTTGACATAAGTTGCGGACTTCCCGTAAGGTACACATCCATCATTGCGGTAGCAGTACATCGCCAATGTAGTAGGTCCCAAATACCTTTGTCTTGTGTTAGGTCTAACATCAAGGCCCACTCAGTCGGGTCTGTTTCACTGTGTCGTAAGAAAGAAAGGAACCCTTCCATTGCATCTAGCCAGTACTGAGGTCCATGAACAGTAAACGAAGCCAGCCCCCCATCAACGTCGAACTCCAAATCTTCTTCTGCCAGCCAACCGCTAGCTAGGATATTCTCGCACCCCGCAATTTGACCGATACCGACTTCGACATGATGATCAAGTACTTCAATTGTAACGCTATCGCCGGCGGCCTCGTCAACAATGTCTTCGACTACAAATATATGTCCTGAGGCAACACTAGTGATGGTATAGATACCATCGTTCAGTGTCGACCCTGAGACGCGGATAGTAGAATCCTTTAGGAATATGCCAAGGCCTGAAGACTTCACAATCTTGTGAGGTGCTTCGAACGAGATGCCCGTAGATGTTAAAGTAGTAAGATCGCCGTACCAGTCTCTTGCGAACAGGATACATTTAGACCTATCGTAGAGACTTGTCAATGCCGCATCGTCGTGCATCTTCACCTTGAATTCCCAGCCACCCGTTTCGTAACTGCCACGACATGACTCTAGTTCGAAGTTACTGATAGGGAGTGCGGTATCGTCGTATATCACAACAGTCCGGTAGCCCGTAAACACCTTACTATTAGGTGCCGCCATTGTTACGGTGCAAGACACTACATAAGTGCCGGGCAGGTCAAAGGTTAGTACAGGGTTGACCAACGTATCGTCGTCGATCGTCCAATCGCCCACGGGCCAGTGATACGTGGCACCTGTCATTGCTTCGCTCAAGCAATAAGAGTCAGCTGCATCAAACTGAATCGATACAGTATTGGCCCCTCCTAGGGTCCCTGGATAGAAGACCACCCGGTCGGGACCGAGCACAGGCACAGGATCAAGATATTTATGCTGATTGGTATAGGCGACATCGCGATCCATATAGTCTATATGCGTAGAGCCGGATGCTGTATATTGATACTTTGGCCATAGCCCATATTCGTTTGTTACCGTCAAAAAGGCGCCATCAATAAAACTGACTTCCGAAGTCTCTCCGATGTACAGCTTACTGTCACTTGCAGCCTTACGTATCCTAGCAATGCCCAAATCTCTGGCGCCTTCTGCAGAACCTACCAGTAGGGTCATCCCCGGGTGAATATCGGTGTAGGCCCCTAAGGTAATGTTGTGATAAGTGATCTCAACAATCATATCATTAACTATGGTAACCTGATCGACGTCAGCCTTGAAGATAGCTGTGTACTGCGGAAACGCCAAATACAACTTAGACCATTGGCCGTTGGACCTTAGGTAAGCTTTCTCGTTGGTAGTTGCTTCCCGTGCTGTGTATGTCATAGCGGTGTCACATCTATTAGTTGAGTAAACTGAATAGTAAAATCGATGGCCCTAGTAGTTCGCGTTTCTTCGGCAATTACAGGCCACTTCATTTTACAAGTGAAGTAACGCCAGGCACCTGCATTGTCTTTGATGCATGTTCGTATGTACACATCTGCTGACGGCACCCCGGGACAAAATAGCCTCAACTGGTCTCTCATGATGCGCGGAAGGAAATCCCAATGCCAAGAAGCAATCGGAGATCCTACCCCTCTACTACTACCATCGGCCAAGTCAACTACTTCAGTATAAGGTGAGTAGGTCGACTTAGGGTTAGTGACTGGAGTGGCTAGGCTTCCTAGGTCTGCTAGGGAACCGAAACTTGTGCCAATTTCAAAATGCTGTAAAGTCATGATGCCATTGCCTCCTGCAGGACCTCAAGCGAGATGGCATATTGATCGCGTCGAATGGCTGCTCGGTCCGCTTCGGTCATACCAAAAAATTGAATAGTACGGTTATCGACATAACTGCGACTACTACCCCCCAAAATGTTTGCCTGTGTTAGTCTATTCCCAATACGCTGCTCTGCAAGCTTTGTAGTACGATGAGAAAGTATAAACTCGTATCCTTCCTCTCCTACGTTGTGCTGACCAAAGCCGACATATCCACCGGCGGCGTTACCGCCACCTCGGTCGTTGTCGTTATCTACAAACGTTCCAGCAACTCGGGCTAGCCAATTACGGAAGTTCAGGGTCATAGTTGCGGCTGCATCCTGAACGGCTGCATAGTCACCTAGAATAGCGTTATCCAAAAGTCTCAGTCGGTCGCGGAAAGCTGTTTCGATAGTCGCAAGTTGTTCTTCATAGGTTTTTTGGAGCGTAATTAATTGCCTGTCGTGGGTGTCCTTTAGTTCTTTGAGCCTAAGAGCTTCTTCGGCAATCGACCTAGCTCGCTCAATCTGGAAGTCCTGCCATTGGTCAGTCATCCGCTGGTCAAAGGCTGCTTTTCGTTGTGCACGTTCAAGAGCAAACTCTCTCTCGTTGTCCCGAAGCTTTTGGGCTGCCGCCTTGTTGACGCGCTCCACTTCTAGTAGGTAATCTTCCTCTTTGCGCTGCCGCTCTATTTCGTATCGCTCGTCTTCGCGGAGCATCTCCAAGCCGTTGCGAGATTCTAGTAAGTCTCGCTGAGTTAGTTCGTGATCTTCGAGATCGCGCCGCATCTCGATTTGGTGGTCCTGCTCCATCTCGAGAAGCTTTTGTGAGTTGTCTCTAGCCGCCTTGATGCGATCTTCATAATAACTGCGTTCAATCTCACTCTCGTTTTGTTGAAAGTCTCTATACGCCCGGAAGGTCTTCAGGTTATAATTATCGTCGGCCTCCATGCGCTGCTTGGCATACTGTGCTACGATGTCGGTCCGCTGCTTCTCGTACTGTTCTTCGATCTGGGCGCGTTGCTTTGCATACTGAGTAGTTGTTTCTAATAATTGCTTTTGGTAGTCTTTCCAAGCATCCAAATTAGCGGCCGCAAACTCGTAGTACTTATCAACTGGAGCCTCTTTCTTAGCACCTACAAGACCCATAAACTTGCCGACCTTTATCATTAAGTCGTCAAAGCTATTACCGACCTCATCTACTAAAGGAGTACCGTTCTTAATGGAATTCCACAAACCGCCGAACGCACTCCCTACGCCTGCAACTAGTATAGTAGTGAGTCCCTTGAGGGATGCACCTAAGTCGATACTGTGCTTATTTACGTACCAAAGCTCTACTGCAAGAATAGCCAAAGGGGGAGCTAAAGCAGAAACGGCTAACGCGGCTACTCCCGCAGCCGATGCAATAGCGGCAGAAACAATACTTAGGCCTCCAGTAGTAGAGGCCCCAGCAACTGCCCCTCCAGTAATTGCTCCTCCGGTAACTGCCTCCCCTACTACTTTAAGACCACCCTGGGCAACGGCGATTTTGTCGGCAGCAATTCGAGCCGCTGTTACTGTAGCATAAGTTGCTACACTACCTTCAAACTCTTTAGTCGCCGCTGCATATACTGCAGCTGCAGCCACTTCGGCGTTTGTTGCCAAGATATAACCAAGATCGGCATAAAGTCGGAAGCCTTTAGCGGCTATAAGCGCCAAAGTAGAAACAGCTAAGACAACCCCTGTGGCTGATAGTGCAGCTTTTACTAGTTCAGGGTGAGCTGCAACAAAAGTCGATACCTTACCTGCAACACTTGCGGCTAGCTGTAATGTCGGAAGGGCCTCTTGGGCAATTGTGGCTCCAACGCGGGCATACGACTCCTGCAGGCTTCGTGTTGCAGCTTTCCATTCATAAGTAACCTCAGTGCCTACCTTGGCATTTGCAATGTAGTCTGTAGCGGCCTTTGTCATCAGGCCCATTACGGCTGCACTAGCAACAACTGCCGTCTGACTGATTTCGAGTAGACTCCGACCTTTAAACTGCTGTCGACGCCATTCAGACTGTGCCTGGCGGGCCTCCTCTTGGACTGCGTGCTGGCCTGCAAGATAAGAACTGACAACTTTCTGGTTGGCCTTGATTAGGTCTTCGGCGGATTGCTTTTGGTCCTTATTACTCTTCTTGACCACCTCATCCAAAGACTTCAAGGCAGCCGCAGCCTTCTTACTACCTGTGGAGATCATATCCTCAAGTAGTACGCGTACCGCCATTTCCAGAACTTTAATTGGAGGCATCTTTCTCCTTGACCGCTTTCTGAGCCGTTATCTTTTCAAGTAAAGAGTCCAAAAGAAATATAACATCCCAAGTTGCTACCGGGAAACGAGTCGCCGCGTTCTCAAAGTCTACACGACGACCCGTTGCGCGCCAAAGTATCCAGGCGTCCCAGTATTTGTCAATGACCTCTTCCGGTAAAGATAATACGTCTGGTAGGTCAATAGTTTCCGGACCCTCGACTAACTGGATCAGCTTTTCGTAGACGCGGTCCGCTTCCGCCCTTTTTTTTCGGGATTTTCCATTCGGGCGGTGGCCGCGTCCAATGCCACAAACCAATGGGAGTTGAGTCGGTGAGCCGCATCATACCATTTATCTCGTTCGGTAGAGGGCATGTGGTATGCTTCTTCTTCCGAAGGTACAGCACCTGTAGAGCACGCAGCTAGCTTAGGATAAATACCCTGAATGAAAGCTGACCAGCTGATCTCGGATTCCGAAAGTGGCGCGGAGGTGTCTCTATTGTGAATGAGCTCCTCCATTCGCCTTTGGGCATCGTTTTCCATAACGCCGACACGCATGTCGGTTTCCCAATTGGCTTCTGTTACCGTAAGTTTTGTTCCGTCTCGGAACTCCACAACTTCTGAGTTTAGTTCCATAGCAATTTCTCCTAAGCCATCACAGCTTGGCAGTTGAGGGTTTAGTATTCGATGAACGCACCGTAAACACCTTCGGCGGGAGCTGCGTCGAATGTGAGTCCTTGTAGATCGACATCAACATCATACAGTGAGGGTGAGACAAGTGCTCCGGTCACCCAACTAAACACTGTTACGTTACCAGCTGCAAGAGCAGTTACGCCTACCGGGAATGCAAAGGCCTCATCGGAACTGCCGTTGGCTTTCCAGAAGACAATACACGGACGCCCGTTAGACATGCCACTCAAAAGGGCAGACTCAAGACAGCCATCAACTGCTTCGGTTAGAGGAACCCCGAAGATAGTTTTGGTCGACTTGTTGAGAATGACCTCATATTTAATTTCCTGAGGATTCTCTGACATGCCGGTAAGCTGTGGAACGCAGAGACATGAAGGAGCGAGGTGCCAACGCCAGGTACGAGCACGTGTGGTCTTATCCTTCGCTTGCTGGAACATGAATAACGCGACATCAGGCTCAAAGCCTTGCTTGTCAGTCATCCAATGAGAGGCTTGAGACTCTCCAAACTCGATTACCTTTGTAGCACCTAGCAGTGCGTTGAGGGGAATATTGTCGACACCGACAGTTAGCTCCGCAGTACCACTTGTATCAGGAGGCAAGAAATCTGATACTGCAATCGAGTCGTTGTCTTTATGATCAATACGCTTCATGCCCGGAGCTGTTACATTCCACGCATGGAAGCCTGAAAATAATTCTCCGACATAAGGATCTTTATCGGTAGCTAGAGGAGTACCCAGATCGTCGAGCAAAAACGCGGCGACGTACCGAGCTCCTACACCATATTGTAAACCAGTTGCATCAGCCATTGCTTAGTTCTCCTTTATCAAATCTCGCCGCCGGCAAAGGTAACCCACTGCCTGACGGTGAACTCTAGGGTTTGGATAATGAAATTAACTTGCGACGAGGCCTGATCAAACTTGAGGTAGTTAGGCGCCTCGTTTGATGCCAATACGACACGTAAGACACCCGGGGTATCGTTTAGAGTCGGATACATGTGAGTCAGGTTGACCAAAGCGCCTCTTGCGGCTTTGAACTTGTCCCACGACGTCTTATAGTTGACATAACGGACATACAGATCACCTAGTACTGCCCAGTCGTAGATCCCTTCCTCCATCTCGGAGCCCATAGTATAGGGAAACCTGCCGGGCCGCAAGATGAGAAAGTGATCACCTCCCTTCGAGAGAACGGTATCGTCGTTGCATACGCTGTACGGGTGAGGGAAGAGATCTTTTAATTGTGCGAGCACTAAGGTAGTTACCCCGTCTTCGCATTCGGAATAAAAGTCTACCATTTGGACGGCATCCTTGTCATGATTTTACGCATTAACTCAAATAACTCGTCAGGCATCTTATACAACATATTAGTAACTGCTCCGCGGAACGACTGCCATCGATCGTAATGAATTTGAGATGCTCCCTTACCAAAAGCGTCACCGGTGATGTAGGAAGTATTGGGTACGTTGTTATACAACAGGACGCCCATACCCTTTCTTTCCAATTGCCAGCCTAGACGATGGCGGTGCGATCGCACTGTGGGGATCCCTTGACCAAATCCGTCGGACGAGTGAAAGGCTATTGCCTGTCGCTTACTTTTCCAAGGAATGCGTCTCGGCGGCGGGTCCCCTGGAACAATTAGAGCAGCCTGTGCCTTTTCGGCCTCGTCAAAAATAGCATCTTGCAACCCTTTAATACTATCGTCGGCAAACTTGACCATTGCGGTTGCAATTACTTCTCCTTTGGGCCGTAAGGTAATTTGCGGCATGTCGCTATCCTTGCTTAGGTGGCGAGAATGAAAAACTGGAAGGTACACCTTTGTCGGCTCGACGAACGACCAGAAGCTTCTCAAATCCGGTCGCAAACTCTTCCACCCAGCTACTTATCTGCCTGTTGATAATGGTCATCGGCGAGATGCTATGCTCGAGAACGTGTTCGGTGTAAAACCGTCCACTGGAGTTGGCGGCATGGCAGAGATCGGCGACTATAGACTCGACAACCATATCGATGGCAGCAATTGCATCCATTTGAGTCACTGGAGTATCAAAACCGTGAGACTGCAATGCAAGATTCATGAGTGCCGACACTTCATCCAACCACTTTTCAACTTGCGTCAAAGAAGGGTTAGTACCCTGAACTTCGGGTACGGCATCATGTGCGGGAACTGAATCAATCCAGTCGCCATTGGTCGTCCAGGTTTGGGCTAATGCCGCTACTGCTTCCGGCGTTCCGTAAGACATTAGTTACCTTCTTCTTCTTTGGCAGCCGCTAGTTTGGCCGCGGCCCGTTTCTGGGCTGCTGTCAAGGGCTTGGGTTGTTCTGGTTCGGCGACAGGGACCGGCTCAATAAGAACAACTTCTTCAACAATAGGTTCGCCGTTAGCATTGACTAGCTTGCCTTTTACTAAATAACGTCCACCTGGGATCGTATTAGCCATCTTACTTGCTCCTTCGTTTGGGTTTCCAGCCGGTCTTGCGCAATGTACCATACACATACCGATTTAGGGCCTTACCCTTCAAATGATGTTTATGGGCGGACTTCCTAATTGCGCGTTCAATCTTGACTGGCATGGCTTACTCCTTAGAGAGTGACGAGTGGGAGGGGCTCGTCACTCTCCGGGATAAGGGGGGATCCTAACCTGTAATACTTGGATCGGCGTACGTCGCATTTGCGAAGTATAGTACTGACCCGTTTGTTCGGGTCCAGACGCCAACACCGAATTCAGCTTCCATCTGGCGGGCATACAACGGATAGTCGCCATTCTCGGCGGCGATCCGCAGTCCCTGCAGTGCGGTGGCAGTCCGCTGTCGATAAGCCAAAGGCTTGTTGGGGTCAGCTGCATCCCACGCAAATACGTAGTTTGCAATCGCCCACGGCTTGACCTGAATCTCGGCACCTTCAAAAATACCGATGGCGCGATTGTCCAGTCGACTGATATCCAAGGTAGTGCCTGGAGTATCAGTTACACGGTAGATCACACGAGGATCAGGATATGCAACAAAGCCCGTTAATAGGCGAACTGCAGCTTCGTCGGTTTTACTAATTGCGGCAATGACACGTCCGCCGTGACCATGCTCGACGACATCGTCGATACAAGCTTTGAGGAATGCTGCAGTGAGGGAAGCTTCGCCTTCGTAGTGAGTGTGCGATGCAGGAACAAAGACTTCACCGTTTGGTCCGTTCGGGATCGCAACGGAGTCAGCGTTCAGGAACCTCTTGATGCTGAGAGTCACGTTGTCCACCAGGTGATCGTAGAACGTGTAGTTCGTGGATCCGAAGATGGCTTTCTTGAGCTCCATCTGAATCCGACGCCAATGAGCTGCTTCGGCCGCTAACACCATTGTGGCCATATCGGCCGGGGTGTTATTCTGCAGCCACTTATTGGTCCAACCAACATTGAATTGGAACGAGCGAAGTGGGAAGCCAACTGTGGCACCTGGCTGCGAGCGTTGAGTCGGTGCAAGACCGTACTCGTCAACCTCAACCATGTCCCCACCAGCTGATGTTCCGTAGATCCGCTGTCGATCGGTGGTTACTTCGCACATCTCGCCAACCATCTCTGAGACAATGGCGTTATGTGCTTCAATGTCGGCCAAGAGCACCTTTTCAATCGTGTTCAGGCCGTAGGCTGCAGCACTTGAAAAACGTGCGGCAAGTAAATCTTGAATATCGTGGGCACCAGTCTGTAATGTCATCTCATCATCTCCTTATGCCACACGTAACCCGATGACATAAACGTCGCAATCGGGCTGAGTCAAACCGCCGGAACCTGTGGCGCGAAGAACTGTACCCGCACCAACGGTATCGTATGCTACTGCTAATGAAGCACAGAGTGTGAATGCGCCTGCAGTTACTGCAGCAATTGCGTCGGTTATAGCATTGGTAACGTTCTTAACTGTCACCGCAGCTGATGCAACGGTCGTACGAGGATGGACAATCACCGCAATAACGCGAGTCTTATGCGTTATGGTGATATCGGTGTCACCGTTTGCACCAGCAACCATTAGGATGTGGTGAACAACTGGAATGCCACCAACGACGTTCCCGGAGGCAACAAACTTCATTACCAAACCGGTTAGGCCTGCACCTGCAGCCCCAACTTCGAGCTTAGCCTGGGTGACGTTCGCATTCAAGATCTTTGCGGTCTCAACAGCATCTGCAGCTAACTCAGTCGCACCAACGGTGCCTGCACCAATGGTTGCTGAGATTAAGCCGTGGCGGACACGGAGGATCACAATGTCGGTCGCGGTTAGTGCAAAAGCATAACCAAAGCCGTCACCGGTTGTTGCGCCAGTATCTAAGCGACCGGCTGTAGCACCCAGGTAATACGCATCTCCTGGGGTGAGTAAGCTATCACTATATTTGAACCGTGAACCAGGTCCAAATAGTGTGACAGGTTGTCCAATTGCGGTTGCGCGAGCAGTAAAGCCGACAACTTCAGCGGCTTCGTTTGCTGACGTACCGTTGGACATGTACACGAGGCCGTCTGAGCTCTTAATGTAGCACGGAGCACAGACGTCTAATGCCTCACCGGCAAGCAATCCAGCAACAATTTGATGCTGCTGATTGATGTCAAGGCTGGCGAGGGTACTACGAGTTAGAAGTGACATTTGTAGTTCTCCTTTTTAAGATTATATTCCACTACCATAGCGACCACGTTTCTTCTTCTTTAGTTCTTCCAAACCTGCACCCTGAGGACTCCGTCCGTGGTCGCCGCTATTCAGATTGTATCGGGGGCCCCCTTCCTGGGTCAGTAAATACGGTTTCGCTTTCGCAAGAACCTTTAACGCATCATCCACACCTGTTACTTTCCCGTTAGCGTCGATCTCTAACGCTGTACGGTCAATAAGTGTGTAGGCGTCTTGCGGGTCTTCAAAGTTCGCCTTTGAGGCCGCAGCGAGAATTGCACTTTTAAGACGTTCATCTTTAAGTTGCTCTTGCAACTCTAATGCCTTATCTTCGGCAACTTTCTTAGCCAAGGCTGCTCTCTCAACCTCAGTTAGTGCAGCTGCCTTACGTACATCTTCGGCGTCCTGGAGGACCTTTAGCTGTGCTAAGGCTTCCTTGCCGGTTTTACTAATACCACGCTCACTCACAAGTGCAGATTTGAGGTTTGTGGTGTAACCCTCAATCTCTTTTGCAACTTCGGGATCCAGTGTTGCGAGGTATGCATTAAATGTCTCTAAAGGGTCCTTCCTTTCAGCTGCCTTTTTAGCAGCTTCGTCTGCTGTAGCTTTATCAGCTGCCGCTTTGGCTAGTTCTTCCGGTGTTGGGTCCATTTGTAATACTTCCTTCTGGCGTCACGCCACTAGTAGCCGGACTCTGTCCGGGTTGATTATCCGCCGGTGGAGTAGTCTCACCTGCCGGATTGGGAATCGGTTGACCGCTTGCATCAACCTGAATAGTATTTGGCGTAGGAGCACTAAGCTTCACCTGCCAACCTAACTCATTAAGTAACTGAGTGAGTATCTCTTGAGCTTCCGGCGACTTTGAAATCCATGGCCAGATCTGACCCATAATGTCCAACCGGTACTCATCCGTCTTTTTCATAACCGCAATCTGTTCTTGTGAATAGCCTGCTTCACTCCAAATGGTCTCTTGGGGTACGCCGAGGTCTTTCTTTTTCTGGAGGTCTTCAAGGGTCTCATTGTCGGCCCAAATAGTATCAAAATCAATAAGTTCGTCTAGGTTTGCACTTCCAAAAACGTTAGCAATTGCGCGAGCCATCACTAAGCATGATTCCCAAGCGTCTCCAAATAGTACCCTGCGGTCCTTAGCCTTCTTCTTCAATTGCATGTCTTGCATCTTAAGGGTCTCGGCAGATGCAATAAGCTTAGTTGTAGTGAATCGCGAAGTCGGCGTACTAGTAATCTGTGCTGCAGATACAACCAAGTCTTGCAATGTATTGATCAACGGTGTCGGGTCGCTACCCTGAACTACATCCAATTTACCACCGGGATCTTTTGTACCAATAAACTGCCCAGGACCGACCTTTAGTAAATTTGATCCGTCAGCCTTTGGAGGCTCGCCATCAGTAGTAGGATACCAACCCATAGCTACTAACATTTGAAAGGCCGTGAGGTCGTTAGACGCTAAGACGTCTACAAGAGTCTTGTTTACTGCATCTTGTAATGGAATAGCATCCCATGCTTCAGGCATTAGACCAACATTCCGGAAATGGATTACCGGGATTCCCATCGGAGTACCATCAGATTTGGTCCATGGTATTGGCCACGGCTCGGGAGGTATCTCGGGACGTAAAGGATCCGGCTCTTCGTGATACTTAGTCCACGCTGATGTGTAAATCCATTTCTCGATATGGTCCGGATAGTATACCGTACGACGCTGACTAATTGTCGGCTGACCCTGGAGGTTATAGATTGTTTGAGTCCACTGTTTCACCGCACATATTGCTTCTTGATTCACGTCATCGTTCTTATAAAGCATCCAGCAACCCTGGCCATCTCCATCCGTATCCAAATCGGTAAAGCGGTAGTTATGTATAAACCGAGGACGTAGAGCTGTATAGTCCCAATCTACAATGACAAAGGTTTCCCTGTCGGACAAAGCAGATTCGTGGACTTCTGCTTGAATTGTGTTCATCTTATTCTTAGTCCAAAGATCCCATGCCCATGTAGCTTGAGCCTTCAAGCCCTCCGCGTTAGCCTCCTCTGTAGTGTTAAAGCCCGAAACTGATAATTCATCCTTTACGGCAAGTACAATTGTGCGACAAATATTCATACAAAAAGAACGATTTGCATGAAGATCCAAGAACTCCGCCACACGAGGAGTCATGTATGTAGATTGGTTGCCATTGTGGTAATTACGAGCAAGTGAGACTACTGCATTGTCTTCCTTTATCGCGTTGACAAGAGCTTCAACATACGCCATTGTAAGAGTATTCATTTATGCTCCACGTAACTAACTGCAAACGAGCCTTGAGGCTTCTTTTCAGCTGCTGTCACTGCTAGCATGAATGCAACCGCATAATCGTCTGGACTTCCTTCAGGAGCCCTTAGGGTTGAGCCTTCAATTGAAGTTAGCTGCTCCATAGTGGTACTAGAATGAATGACCGCACGACTTTCGCGAAGTGTATCTGCACCTGTAGAATACATTAGGTCTTTGCTTTTGGTAGTAGTCTGCCAGCCAAGTCGAAGATCTTCGCCTACCAAAAGTGCACTACGATAATTATGTACATCTGCAAGAGACAGAAGTACCGCATGTCCATGATTATTACGCTCGATCAATAAAGATGCCCGATAAAACATTTTGGAGAGGGTATAGAGATAGCCCGCAAATACATTTGGTTCTATCTTCCCCGCTAGCGTAGCAACCTCTTCTCGAGTACTCAAATCGACTACACATGCTACAGAATCGTCACTACCCGGATTACCCTCTGCAGGATCGGCACCAACAATGTATTGGTGACGAAAGTCTGGCATTACAAACAACTTCAAAAAAGGCAGTCCGAATGAGGTATCCTTCAACGGCGGCATTTCTTTATAGCATTTCATTATCCAAGCGTACGGAACGCGACGATCCAATTGTGGAGGTGCTAAAGCTTCATCGTCAGTTGAAGGATACTGTTGATGTAGATCGTCTAGACTAGTTGTCCGCGATAGGATATCCGCTTTTTGTCTATCATACCAAACTTGATCGCGATCAGGTCGAACGTACCACGGCAAAAAGATTGCCTTCCAAGGACTAGTGCCCGATCGGGCTGCTAGATACGTCTTCTTGAAGAGGCTATTAGGAGTAGTATTATCTGCACGACTTAGCAAGCACATACCACCACCCCCATCGATGGTAGGCTTCACTGCATTCATTAAAGCTTGCAAGTCAGGTACCAAATCAGCCTCATCTACAAATGCAAACGATGCGGTATAGGAATCACCCGCTGTGGTCGGAAAGCCGTATGCAATCGACCCATTGCTCAATGCCCACTCATGTGAGGCATCTGCTAAGACTGCCTTAACTCGCATCCATTTTGGTAATCGCTTATATACGCCACGAAGGCGTTGATTACCTAGTAAATAGATTGCTTCATTTTCTCGTCTCGAGAAGACCAAAGCCGTAAAGACAGGCTTGAAGAGCATCTTCCATAAAATAAAACAAAGGACTAACCATGTCTGGCCTAGTTGACGCGCCTTGAGAACAACGTTAAGCGGGTTCGTAACTAGTGATTCTAGTACACCAACTTGCTCAGGCCATAATCGAAAAGGGATCCATGCTAGTAGTGTGGCGTCGTAGATTTGGCAGTAGGTATATATAAAATATACAGCCGATTGACTACACTTTAGCCATTCAAGCCTAATCTCCTTATCGGAGAGGGCATCTAGTGGGTCTCTTTCCAATCGGCCACTTCCAATTCTGCTCGACGTAGTTCATCAGCCGTGAACTTGCTGGTAGGTCCAATACCAATGTTTGTAGTACCCGGTAATCCAGCACGATCGAGAATCTCTTTGGCAGCCGAAACCTGAAGACGCGGATTCATCAAAGCGTTGACAAGGGCTTCGACTGCCTTGATGGAATTGCGCACTAGTAAATCGCGAGCATTCTCGACCAAGGTTGCATACTCTGCAAGCGTGTCCCGATCAAAAGCTTCTGCTCGCTCGTACCAACGGAACTCCTTACCCATCTGCTGCCAATCTCGAACTGCTCTTGACTCACCTTTGACTAGTGGAGCAATCTTTGGCTGCTCTTCTTTTAGGTACACAGCAAAAGCTCGAGTAAGCGTTCGGCTAGTACCTAAAGGGACAAAGTACTTCATAAAGCGGACATACCACTTATTAGGTTCATCCCGCATTTGAAGCCAAGGCACTTCCGGTAAGGGGTCGAGTATAGTGATAGACGTAGAAGTATCAGGTTCCATAATTAAGTATAGCCCACAAAAGTCCAAAAAAACCCTATGTAGTAAAGGACCTATAAAGAAGCTTCCAAAAAGTAGTAGTAGGTTATAATTCTTTATCATTCAAAAAGGAGACCAGTATGGATGCCGACAAAGAAGCGGAAATTGTTCAAATGCACTTAGCCGGATTGAAGGCTCCGGCAATTGCTAGTGAGTTGGAAATCTCGCCTTCAGCTGTACGAGCAGTACTTCGTAAGACGACCAAACCCCAGCCCGTTCATATACTCGACGAGAATGCCATCATCCAGGCATATGCGTCGCAAGTACCTGCAGGGATGATACTAAAAGAGCATAGCATCAGTTATGCTACTTTATATCGTGTACTTGCTGCTCACAACATAGAAACCCGAGCAGCTCAAGGTGCTTCGGGTCGAGTCAAACAATTAGAAGCTGCCGTTCAAATGTACCAAGCAGGATCACCCCTTTGGGCTATCCTACAAGAAACAGGAATAGCCCAACCAACTTTACATGCCGAACTCCATAAGCGAGGCATTGACTTACGAAGGCCGAGGATGCTATGACAACATATACTGTATGTGCCCTTTGTGGCAGGGTAATTTTGCCGGATCAGCCCATTCATGTATGTCCCAGTGAATGGCGTCATTCATCATCAATCCCTCATTGCGGTGGATATGCTCGAAGTGTGGAAAAATCATTGAATACAAATATTGGCTCGCTAAATACAGGAAGGAGGAGAAATGAGAGTTGTCGTTGCAAGCGAGGAGTTCATCAAAAATCTAGCCAATAGACTTATTGCAGTAGCACGCGGAACCATTATTGAAGAAAGTTCTGTACATTGTTCTTTGTGCTTCAAGTGTTGGACAGCATTTACTTACGAAAAAGAAGATGTGCTTGAAACTAGGCACCTTGAGTTGGGAAAAGCTCAAGAACTTGTCATATGTCCTACTTGTGACGCAAAAATGTATTCTAATAAAGAGGAGAAGAAATGACTACGATAATGGTTGGGTCAGGAGAAGCCGTTTCATTTGAGACGTGGGTGACGGTAAAGATAGATGGGATGACTATTGTATTTGTGTCCAGCACTGAATTAAAAGTTGTTTGGACATACAAAGGTAAACCAGTGATCGAACAGTTGTCCCATTACGTTTCTATACCGGGATCATCTGTTTGTCTAGATATAGAACGTGGGACTGGGGCTACTTTCACCGCAACAATGAGAATGAGGAGTGATGATGATCCTAGCTCTTAACATCGACCACCTAACTGGCAACTTTGGTGACTACGCCTACCCCAAAGGTATTGACGATCGCCACGCTGCGACCATCCGGTTCTTAATGGATGTTGTCGACCTAGCAATAGTATTCATCCACAATAGTCCTCCCTATCGGGAGGCCGAGAAAGCCTGTATCATCAATTGGGCTAGTGCCACTACCAACTGGTGTACAATGCACGACCTAGTAGACCTCTTAAAGTTTACTAGACACCTTCCGGATGCCGACGTGTTTGCAAGTGCTTCCTTGATCGACTGGTCGAGCCCAAAAGTAGCTCGGGTGGACCAACTGATCCGGGGCTGGCAAGCCGCAAGCACAGGGCAGGAAGGAACATATCGATTCCTCGAAACCTCTCAATTTGAAAGGAGCGTAAAATGAATCCTGACTTTGAATTATCACTACTTGCCTTCTGGCTCCTACGTCGCAAGGCCCGAAAGGAATGTAAATCGCGCGGTTCGCTCTCTGTGAGCGAATTATCAGAACTCCGTAATGGCCTGGAGAGCTGGCGCCTCAGTCTAAGCAGGACAGGGCTAGACGGAATTGCCCGCATTGGGCTCAAGCGCCGGGTAAATGCGTTGGATATTGCCGTACGTCGAGAGTTAGCTAGATTGCCATCATCTACTTTTAGTGTAGCCCAGAACTACGGCATCCCGACTCTGCCCGACGAGAAGTGAGGACGGGGGTAGTTTTTACTAACCCGCAAAAATTTAGGTCACGAGGTTTCGATCGCGTGGCCTATCTTTTTGGGTGTAGGGTGTAGGGCGTAGGGTGTTGACCATGAGATTGGTGGCCATGGGCAAAAAGTTGAGCGCTATAATTTATTAGCTGATATGGTATTTCTAGCGCGAAAAACTCGGTTGATCCTAGCATGTAATTTTCAGGTTTCGTTCATAATTATATGTTATTATTATATTATATAAGTTACATCAATCAATTGATGTGTAAAATATCTTATATGACGTTGCACGACGACCCTAAGGAGGTCACAATGAACGCGAAAGAAACCGATTTGAAAGGTGTTTGCAAGATCACGGGTTTGAGCGAGATGCGGGTACGAAACGCGACGAGGTGGGGGGATCTGAAGTCCCACCTGGAACCGATCAAGGAGGGTGTCAAAACGGAGCACCGGGTATACGCCTTAGCGGATATCCAGACTTGGAGGGCCGCCTGCGGAACCCACACCAAACGGGAGGACGGGCGCAACAAGTACACGATCCACATGACCCCAGACGAGTACGCCAAGGTGCAGGAACTCCTCAAGACCGCCAAGATGGAGTTGCCACTGGCGCGCGCGAACAAGGTAAAGGCGACCGCCGAATAACGAACAGCGATAACGAACATAGAGGGTACCCCAAGGGGGAGGGGTACCCCCCAAGTGGGACGACCGATCGATGATCGATCGTACCACGTGGGACCACTCACGAAGGAGGTACCAATAAGACAGATGACCTACATGAGACGAGTTCGACAGGGGCCCCCGACGCCCACGCTGGACAGTTACCTAATAGGTAACATCAATGACTTATGACCCTAAGGAGGTCACAATGAACAGTAGCATAAAGAGTACGTTAGCGACCATAGTCGCCTATGTGATTATCTATGTCGGCCTGACGATGTTTCTAAACTGGCCACCATTCGCATAAGGAGTTTGAGATGAACAAGGAACAAAGAGCCGAATACGAACGACGGGCGGACCGAGAAGCGTCAGCCCATATCTGGGAGAGCCTCCCCCACATCC